CGTCCGCGGTCCACGTTCCGTCGCCATTATCCGTGATACGGAGAGTCGCATGAGACTCAAATATGTCGATGACTGTGGCTGGATCCGGAAGAACTGGATCGGCAACACCATTGCCGTAGATGAGATCTTCGAGATCAGATACGGCATCTGGATTGGAGTAGTCCAGAGATATGACAAGTCTGGCTGTTGGCCTTGAAGATGGGACGTCGACTGGAGTTGTACTAATATCCCATGAAAAGTTCACCGGGCTAACATCTCCGCCAAGAGACTGATACTGATCACTTGATGGAGCGGCCTGAGCGTTGTAGATCAGGTGAATGGATCTGTTATCTCGGTAAGACAGACCGAAGTTTCGCTTTGGCTGAGCTGTCATTCCCGACACAACGCCCATGCAAGCTTCGAATGCGTCAGGATATGTGTACGCCACTATCGTCCCCGAGAAGACTGTTGGGACAATATGATCTCTGACTTTTTCTCCGTCGATATACAACGCGGACGGAGTTGAGTCAGCACCTTCAGTAACAGAGATCAATCCACTCCAAGGTACCCCCGGGGAAAATTGAGGATAGAGAACTCCCTTTTCAATTCCCTCGGCGTAGAACTTGTCAGTATCTTCCCAAGACACACGCATGCTTCCTCCTAGTTGTGTCCTGAGAGACTGGGCTTCTTGAGGTATATGTCCGCGTAGTTTCCGGTCAGAATTGCCGTACCGGAAATCGCTGGCTTCTTGAGGCTGATCGAGCCGGTGGAATTCTGAAGCACCATCAGTTGCTGAATCTCATAGATGGTGGGAAGACGTGGATCGTCGGCATCTGTTCCGTAGAGAATGTTCTCAAGAAACTTGATGCCAGTTTCGCTGATACGTCTGGTATCGAGCACGACATGCGAAGTAAGACGCCTATTCATCGTCGCACCGTCATAAGCTGCAACCAAAGGACTAGCAGTCACGGTCCAGGAATGCGTCTTGGGTTGGGGGTTGTCGGTAACCGTAGCGTGTGTGAAGTTAGAAATCTGGGCAACCGCGTTAAATATGACATGTACCTTGTACGCGTAATCCGTGCCCTGAGTGTAGCTTCCAACTTTCGTTCTGTACGAGAAACCGAACGAAGCTCTTGGCTGATCCACTGCGAACAGGCCGATAGACAACTCGTTCCATCCAGCACAAGGATAGAACTCTTTCGGTGCCCACAGTGATTCAAGTGTTGCCTTGTAGTTCTCTCCGGCAGGCGTGTTCTGATGCTTACGACCGTCGATAAAGAACGCTTGTCCGTCGCCGCCGTCAGGATTCTCTGTGATGCTAACCAGACCAGTCCACGGAACTGCAACTGGAACGGGAATAGCGTCAGGAATGTAGAGCATCCCGCGGTCAATCCCAGTGTGATAGAGACGACTAGGTACATCGTCCCAGATTACCCTAGTCACCCCTTACTCCCTGTCGCTCGACGTCTTTCATCGTTAAGTTTGCGTTGTTCAGCCATTTGTTCTTGCCTGGACATCTTGGTCTGCTTCTGGTTCTTGATGTTGCATACCTTGATGAGGGTCAACAACCTGTTAAGATGCCAGTGTTCGCACTCAAAAGGTATACCGAGTGCGATCATCCAGTAGTAGACCAGCTCGCTAGTCACAATCTCCTTACTTGCGGGCTGCTTCATCTCTCTGAATGTGGTGGCAGTCATCTTCGCGTTGATGTACGCGTTGATGTCGTCGTAATTCTTCTTGTTAAGGAATGGAACGAGCTCTTCCGGGAATTCGGCTCCGGAAAACATCATGCGGACGTAGTCCAGAACTTGCTCGTTGGTCTTCTTGTCGCTACCGAGGAATGGGATTTCCCACTTGGACTCCCATTTTGACACTGAGGCGAGCGAATGCTCCAGCTCCAGAACGACGTAGTCACCTTCGACAAACTTGCCGATGGTTTCGTCGTATCCTTCTGCTGTAACAACTTTGAGCCGGAGCATTCGCTCTCCTCTCTCGATCAGCTGACGAACGTGAACATGAAGTCGGTGTCAACCGGCGTGTTGAACACGTAGCCAGCGTTCGGCGTAGCACTGACGATCTTGCTCTGACCCGTGGTCAGCAGCTGAGTACCAGCCGCATGCACGACGCCGTCGACGTAGTACGTGGTGCCCGTCTGCGACGGGATGGTGATGGTGTGGGCACCGTCGAACGTCGGCTTCGTCAGCGTGATGTGCGTGATGCTGCCGGTGAACAGAGCGATGACGGAGTCCGGTGGCGGCAGCGACGGGTCAGTTCCGCCGGTACCGTACAGGAAGTCCTGAAGTGCCGATAGCGCGGCGGAGTCGACTTCGGTGCTGTCGATGATGAGCAGACACGTCGGCGACAGCGAGGTGACGGCCACCGGCGTGCAGTTGAAGTCCCACGAGAACTCCACCGGAGCCGGCGAGTCGTTGATCGTGGCGTAGTCGCGCTCGGATGGCGAAGCCAGCGCCCCATACACGAGGTGCAGCTTGTATCCGAGGTCTGACGAGGCGTCGTTCCCGACCTTGGTGCGGTAGGACAGCCCGAACGTCTTTCGTGGCTGCTGACCGACCAGAACTCCCGTCGAAGGTGCCGATGATCCGTCACACGCCGAGAATTCAGATGGATAGGTGTACGCCTTGATGGTTCCGCCGAACGTCTCGGCGCTCAGCAGCGTCGAGTACAGGATGTTGTCGGCGTAGGTGCGGTTCGGGCTCGCACCGCTGGGCTTCTCATCGACCTCAGTCAGCCCGTTCCACGCGAAGCCCGTGTCATACAGGCCGTTTCCCGCGTTGATCGGGTAGAGAACGCCCTTGTCGACACCGGCTTCGTACAGCTTGTCGCCGGCAGCGTCAAAGACCAGTACTGCCATTACTTCCTCCTCAGAAGTAAACGTAAAATATGTCGTGATGAAGGCCTTCGGTGGTAAAATGCCTCACTCGTGTAGAGAAAGGCATCTTACCAACGAGATCAGGCAGCAAGCTGTCCGGATCACGATCAATCACCGTGACCTGATACCGGTGAGTTTGGCTGTGAATGCCGTTATCTGCATAACTGACAGCACGGATGTCCCGGTTGTAGACGATGGCAGGGTAAACCATACTCACGTTGGATGGTGGCTGGAAATATACCGCAACATCGACCTGAAGGGCCGCTAGCGCGGCCTGCAAATCAAGGCGTGTTCCCATTCCACAACGCTCCAACTGTAAATATGAGCCTCGGTCGCCGAACTTCCACGTTGGTGACAGTCCAGCGTTGTCCCTCCCAAACGACGTATCTGATGTTCATGAAGTTCGCGTAGGCTTGCTCGTCCGCCAGCAGGCTGATCGAGTTCTCTAGTGCGAGAGTTGGATTCGTCCCTGGAGGAACCATCGGAGGCGGCTCCAGACGCCTTGATGAACGAATGACATCGCCGTAGTAGTTCTTCTCGGTGATGACTTCCGTCCAGACGCCTGAAGCCGTCTCCTCGCTGGCGGCATAGCCTACGGCTCCGAAGAACCGCATTGGCTAGTCTCCCTTGAGTGTGATCAGCTGTCCCTGCGGAACGTCCACTCGAAGTTGTCCGACGCGAACTGGTACGTCGAGGCCGGGACGGCCCGGTAGGTGACGTACGCGCCAGACGCGATCGCGGTCTGAGCACCGACGGACAGCGAGCTGGACAGCGTGCCGTCGTCGGCCACCGTGACGTAGGTCAGGTGCAGACCGGAGAAGGCCGGGATCGTTCCGATACCGGTGACTTCATCGAAGGTCGGAGCAGCCGGGTCAGGCAGCATGCCACCTGCACCACTGAACTGCACGATCGCCAGCGCCGAGCGGTACTTGGTGAGGGCGCCCGACATGCGGCACTCCATCAGGTACTTGTACTGGTTGTAGTCGATGTCGAAGAAGTCGAACATCGACACTTCGCCACCCTTGTCCGTGCCGGTGGTGTAGTCGGCCAGGTTGACCACGAGACCGATCAGCTCCGGCGAGGACTCCATGGCTTCGACTGCGACGATGTTCGACACGCCCATCGCGGCCTGCAGCTCCTGCAGGGTCGGGTAGATGCGACGGCCCAGGGTGTCCTTGATCAGGAGCAGCTTGGCCAGCCAGATCCGGGTGGTGTAGAACGTCGGGTTGCCGGAACCGCGGTAGAACCGCATCGCGTTGACGATGCCATCCACGATCTCGTCGTTGCTGCTGGACGCGTCGGTCAGGTCGACGTAGACCGGCGTGCAGTACATGTCGTCGTCACCGTAGATCGGGCGCACGTTGGACGTGTCGATCTTGTCGGGGTCGTCGACGTCGCGACCATCGCCGATGAGAATGGCGCGAGCCAGTTCCTCATCCAGCATGAGCCGCATTTCCGTCTGCAGCCAGGTCACCATGTTGAACTCGGTGACGTCCAGGATGTCATCCCGGTCCAGCTTCTGCTTCTTGTAGACGGTCTGCGGGGTCGTGATTCGGCGGGCGATCCGGATGAACTCTTCCTTCTTCAGGTTGCCCTTGACGTAACCCTTGGCGCGGGCCTCCTGGAAGGTGATGTCGGCGGTCCAGCTGCGAATCCGCGCGAACGGAGTCTTCTTGGTGCCGGCGAGGACGTTCGCCACCCACTCGGTACGCCGGGAGATGAAGTCCGGCGTGTCGGTGACGGCCTGGTCGTAGGGGAAGAGGGTGCTGATGTCGTCGATTCCGTGCTGGAGCGCGAATCCCTCGACGGCAGCCTTCAGCGACCCGTCCTTGCGGGCCGCGGTGAAGATCTCCTCCATGTCGGAGTGAGACAGAGTGCGACGCGGAGTCGCAGCTGCGGCATCTTCCGCGGTCTGGTCGAAGACGTTTCGGGTCACTGGTTCATTGCCTTCCTGCGATGGTGGGGTGGTGTCATCCTGCTTGATACCTCCGCCCATGCCGTCCTGTTGAGCGGCGGCACCAACGGTGGCGTAGAAGAGTTCCTTCTGCTGATCGGTGAGACTGTCGAAGACCTGCTGGACAGTCGCGTCAGCAGGCAGATCGTCAGCGTCGTTGTCGTCGACGGCGGCGTCAGCGGAAGCTGCATCTGCCTTCGCCGTGGGCATGGGACCCTTGTCCGCGAGCTGCATCTTCTGCGGCCCGGGAACGGTGACGCTGGTCGCGTGCGCGAGCTCGAGATCTTCGCCCGGGTAGATGATCGCCTGGTCGAGAGCGACTTCGAACTCACCGTCGCCGTGAGCGATCGCGACGTTCTCGATGTATGCGCCGGGGTTGGCGCCCGACAGAACCAGACTGACTTCACGGATGACCCCGTGCATGACGTTCTTGGCCTGCTGGACGAGCTGGTTGGCGTAGATCGAGAGGGACTTGATGTCCTTGTGGATGACCAGCTTCTTGGCGTTCTGGCCGTTCTCCGTGTCGTTGAAGAAGCCTTCGCCCCAGATGCCGTCTCCCTTGTGCGAGAGGACGACGTGTCCCAGGACGTTGTTGGCGTCGTTGTGCTGGTGCTGCCACACGAGCGGCACAGTCAGCCCGTCCATCCCCTTGAACGCTTGCGGGGTAATGGTACGGCCGTCACTGCACTGAACTCCGCTTCGAGTAACATAACCGCTGAAGTCAGCTACTCCCATTTTGACTGTTCACTCCTTGAGGTGGTGCGGTTAGTTGTTTGAACGGAGTCAGCTGCTGTGGAAGAGCTGCTGGCTGTGGCTTTTGTGATTGCGCCGGACCGTCCAATACAGGCGCCGTGTCGGCCTGCCTGAGGTTGCTGTTTCTGAGCTCGTCAGCCTTCGGATCGGTAGATGGCCTGAGACCTATCACAGCACGGAATTCGTTGGAACTGAGGATCTCGTTCCTGGTGAACTTGTCTGCGATCTCGGCAAGCTTGTCGATCGATATCAGCCGGAATGGATCGTTGATGTAGTTGATAGATTGACCCTGAGTTCTTGCAGTGTTGGTGAGGAACGATCGTTTCATCGCCTCACAAGCGGCAGCAAGAATTGGCTCAATAGTACGGTTGAAGTAAGCCAGCATCGCGTCCGGACCCGCCGTACCGTTCATGATCTCTTCGGTGATTCCGAGCTGACCGTAAAGCATCTTCGTCAGATAGTCAATCTGAGCCATCAGGTTGTTCTCTGCCGGACGGTTCAGCTGGACGATCTTCTCGGTGCCGTCTGCGTATGCGATGCCGTGCTGAGATCCTGCAAGCTGGAACTCAATCTCTTTCAGCCGCTTTTGTGCTTCTTCCCGTCGCGCTTCAGTCTTGATGACGTAAGGAAGCTGAATGATGATGTCCAGCTTTCCTGAAGCGCTCTG